TATAAACAGATGCCCTTTGACCATCTTCATTTAATGCTCTTAACAATTCGTCCTCATAAAGCTGTTTCAATAATTGAATTCTATCAGGTGCTTTTTTTACAGATAAATAATATGCAAGTCCTGAACACATGCATGGTAAAAATCTATAAACTACATCAGCTTGGTTTGTATAAACACCAGCATCTTGAATTCTATCTATTGTATAGAATTTTAATGTTGTAAAAGTTGTAGCATCTGGAGCTAGATATAAAAAAATTTGTGGTGTTGTTTGTCTATCAACAAAATATTGTGATGGTTGTCCTGTCTCTAACTTATTCGGTAGAGCTGCGTATGCAGATCTATCAATCTTTGTTAATGAAATATCGTTTGTTGATGAGGTATTACTTACTGCGGCTGTTGTTGAAATGTAAGCCTCTAGCACATCATTAACACTTGCATTTACAGCGTACTGTGCAGTGCCCGCTGTCAAAGCTACTTCATTCAGAGATACTTTCCATAAATGAATACCTCTGTTACCCCATTCTGAAAATAAGAGATTTAAACTTCTTCTTGCACTACGTAAGTCATGACCACTGTTGGTTCGCATACCGCATCTTTCGTATGCCTCTTCAATTATATCATCGATATTTAAATCGAATGCTGTAGTTCCTGACGTAGCCATAATTCATTACATTAAATCTTTATAATAATCTAAAGATTTTCCTGGAGGTAAACTCTCATCTTGTAAGCCCATGCCTGATGTTCTAGCTGCACCATAGCCTCTAACAGATTTACCCATAGATGCTTTCATCATTTGATCTTCTCTAACTTTTTTAGCAGCCATTCCAACATTAGCTTTAATTGTTTTTAAAGTTTTAGCTTGAGATTGGTGTAATTTAGAAGCTTTGTTTAAACCTTTTACAACTTTATTTATTTTAGCCATGTTACCCGATTTAGCTTTCATCATTTTTCCTGCTTTAGCTTTTTTTTGTTCTGTTGCTTTTTGATATAATTGTTTTACAGGTATCATACCAAATTTAGCTTTATCTTTATCTGTAGAGCCCATAGTTGGTGACGCAGAAGCTTTTTTCTTCATAATTTTACTTAATCCTTTAGATCCTATAGCTCCTAAAGCTATAGCACCTAACGCTGCTTTAACTATTTTACCTTTTTTAGCATAACCCATTTTATTTCTTACTTTTTCAGGTAATTTTGCTAGTCCTGGATTTTTTTTCTTATCTACTGGTTTTAACATATAAATTCTCCTTAAATTTCTATCATACCACCATAATACTTCTTGGTAAAGGTGCTGACGTTAGTAGGTTTCCCACCCACTCCTTGGGCTCGTGCTCTTTTCCTTACAACGGCACTCTTCCTCTGGGATTCTGTCATCCTTGCCGCTTTGGCAGCAGGGACGCACTTTGGGTACTTCCGTTTTCGATCCGCTGCTAATTTTGAACGACCACATGGTGCGTAAGAACCATCTTTTCGTTTGCTCCCAATATCTACCCATTTTTGATCGAACCATTTTTTTAGTCCCATTAGAACACGCCTTTGAATTTTGTACCTTTAATAGCTGCTCCAGCTCCACGGCACATACCACCCTCTGTATATTTTCTGAGATCAGTACCCATTAATTCAATTCTTTCTTTATCACCACTAGATTTAATTCTATCTTTCTTTTTATAATTTTTTGCTGATTTAGCTTCATCTAAAGCTCTAACTTCTGCAGCAGTAAACATTCTGCCTTTTTTAACTTCATTACCTTTGTCAAAACTTTTTGAAAATGAAAACATTACATTTTTAGCTTTACCTGTTTTTGAACCAGTTAAAGATAAGGAAGAATCTTCACCCTCTTTAGTAAAAGTAGCTCCTATTGTGCTACTAAGATTATCTTTTGATACTTTACTAAAAGGTTTTGATAAACTTACATCAAGTTTTTTGTCACCTTTTTTTACACCAAATTTTGCTTTTGGTTCAGTAACATATTCATTATCAAATGCACTAAGTGCACCAGTAATATCAATTCCTACTTTTTTTTTCTTAGTCATCTAACATTCCCTTATAATAGTTTTTATAACTTTCATTCGAAACCTCATGACCAGCAAGATTACCTTTGATATAAGTCCCTGTATAAGGTTCTAAAGTTTGTGCAAATTTACCCTCTTTTGCTTTTACAACTGAGTCTAAAGATTTTGCTTGAGCTTTATGAAGTCTTGAAGCTTTATGTAAAGCACCAGCAACTTTTTTAATTTTAGCTTCTCCACCAGATACTTTACCAGCTGGTTTAGGTCCTCTGAAATCTTTTCTCTTCACACCTGATGGGTCTTTAATTTTACCAGCACATATTTTGCTAGCATATGCGTTCGCATATGCACTGGGATATACCTTAAATTTTCTTTTAGCTGCTGCTTTTCCTCTTGGGCATAGTTTTGTCATAGTAAAGAATTATAACACTTCTTTTACTGACAGTCTATGCTTTGAACAAAGGGTTCTTCTTTCTTTTGATAGCTGCAATGACTCTCTTTTTTTTCTTCTTTTCGTCTCTTGCGCCTCTTAACTTGCCCTCTATTTGCTTAGGCATTTGTGATCTTGATATTGCCATTATTTTACCTCTTTCATAAATAAATTTAAAGTTAACCTACCATTTTTTACACTATCTCCAAAGTAGCCATAGCCCTTGTGATTATAATTAGCACTATAACATATTAATCTATTTTTTACATATTTTATATCATTTACAATATTTTTACTATCATCATAGATTAATGTACCAGATGATAAATTAGTTTCATTTAAATATATTAATGCTGCATAATCATCATTTGTATCTTTATGTATCCAGTCTTTTGCGTCATCCTCTGGTAGTCTTAAATGTAAATACATATTAAGTTTAAATTTCATATTTTTAAAAATTGGTAAATGTTTAAGATTGTCTAAAATATGGGAAGTTAAAATTGGGTGATAATTAGTTAAAGGTTCACTTCTTAAACCAGGCCATTGTTGTTGATCAAATTTTTTATTAAACTCATCTTTATTATATAGTTTTATTTTATATAACTCTGGTAGAATATAATCTAAGTTAGTAAAAAAATTTTCTTTTTGATATAGTTGCATTTAAATTATATTTTCTAGTTGATTTATTGGAACAAGTCCTCCAAAAGAAAATATTATTCTTTCCCCTTTTTTGACTGGTGTCGTTTTATGCTTTTCTAAACTAGCTAGACATAGCCAAAGATCATTATTTTGCACATCTATTTCCTTACCATCAATTACAGGGTTACCACCCTCCTTTGGTTTTTTAATCATTAAATTACATCTTGTATGTACAAAACCTTTTGGTGCACTATCCATGTGTTCATGAACTTCTGCTCCCTCTAAATAATTGCATCCTAAAAAATTTTTAAATAACGGCTCTACAGCTTTAGGTATAAGATTAAAACATTTAAATGCATCCTCCCAATGATTAACATTTTCTTGTATTTTAAATTTTCTGCCAAATCCGTTTGGTATAAAATTACCATTATCTATTTTTATCTGATTAGAATATGACCAATTTTTTACGACTCTATTAATTTTTAAATTCATAGTTTTTATAGTGTTCTATCATATCATAAGTAAGATATTCTTCCATATCATATTCCTTATAATCTATAGATTTTGTTTTTATTTTATGTAAATTTTTTATAAAATAATCGTTATAGTAAATATTATTAATGTTGAATTGCTCTAAAGTGTTTGGTTTTTTTATTTCTATTCCAATATAATCACTCATGTTTTTTAAAAAAATATCTGTATTTTTTACTAAATCTTTAAAATAAAATATTTTGTAATTTTCATTGTTTTTAATTATATTGTCGATGCTCCATAACTGTTTACCAATAATACCTGATTCTTTATTCATAATTTTATCTATATATTTATTAATATTTGCTTTTGTGTATTCGCCATTTTCTATTTGCAATTTTGCAAATGATGCTACGCATTCAACCAAGGGTCTTATTAATAAAATAAATTTTGGTTTTTTTATAAAATTTTTTAACATTTCTAAATTAGCTGGTGTGCCCCATGGACCTCTATCAATAATTAAATCAGCATCCCAATCTGAATAATAAATTGGTAACGCAGAAGCTATTAAATTATCAATAGATCTATGGTTTGGAAAATTTTTAAAAACTTCTGATTGTTTTAGATTAAATAAATTAGTTAAAATATTTGGTGTAATCGAATTAGGAGTTACTTTAATTTTTTTATTTTGGTTTAAGATTGACCCAAGTAAAGTATTACCAGCTCTGGGTAAAGAACTTAAAAATATTATTTGTTTCATTATTCGAGGTCAGTAGCATTCCCTATTATTGGTTTATACTTTGTTTTACCATCCTCTCTATAAGCTCTCAACAATTGTTTTCTAGGTTTATCAGATACATAGCTACAGTGCACCCACCCACTGTTTGGTTCACCGGGAGTATAGAACTCAAGTATCATTTGATCCCAATTTAGGTTTGCTTTTATCCAGTCAAAAACCTCAGCATTATCTGTGCCTAGACATTCAAAATCGACCGCCTCGGCACGGGTATGTTGGCTATTGATTGACGAATTAATTTTTACGCACAGCTGAGGGGACCTAAAGCAGCTGGTCACCGTTACCCTGCCGAAGTGGTCACGAACTGGCTGTAAAATATTTTCACAAAGTAATTTTAATTTTTCTATTTGGTCTGCATTAGGATTATTATCAATGCCGTGCCTGATGGCTGTGTCTGATTTAATTAGCTCTGCAAGAGAGAAGTTACGTGATAATTTCATTATTTTAAATGTAATTTTTTAATTGATTTTTCACCCATGTATATTTCTGTTTCTGCCTCACTACGTATACATTTGTAAGATATATTTGGATTAAAGTCACGCTCTGCTACTCTACGTGCACGTAAACAATCAGCCATTGATTCTTGTATTCTGTGTTCCTTGATCTCTCCGTCCCAGAACATTAATAGAGCAACTACAGTTTCAATCATTTTTTCTCCTTATAATTATCTAATGTAATAACATCAGGATTATCTCTCATGTATTGTTGTTTTAATTCAGTCCAATAACTTATTTTTGGATCGAAGTCTCTTCCATCAAAAGAGGCAGGAGATACAACACCTAACTTCATACACATATTAATTAGTTCAGCAAACTCAGTAGGAATAGGTTTTATTCTAGGAACTCTTTTACATTCTTTAACTAATTCTAGTTGTGTTTTCAACTTTTGTTTTAATTTTTGTTCTTCTGCAAATTCTTCATCACATACAGGTCCAATAGATTTTCTCCATCTTAAACCTAACACCTGGTTTTGTGATTCTGCACTAGACCCTGTTTTATATTCATATTGTCTCACTTCTGTATATGCCTCCCAACTACCTTGATCACACGAATTTGTGCCATCATTTAAATACTCGTTACGAGCTTCTGCTGTTGTGCACAACAAAAAACTAACGATTAAGATCTTTAATATCGTACGCATGTTCTCTTACCTGATCTGCTAATTGTCTATATAAATTTTCTGCCATCTCCCAAGTTGCTTCAGCTGCAGATAATCTTGTAGCAACTTCTGTTAACTTATCTTCTGCAACTGTTAAGTCTCTTTGTAAGTTAATGATAGTTTGTTTGTTGGCTTCTATTGTATCAGTTAAACTTAATACGTATCTAACTGATGTAAATGTTCCGGCTAAAATTGCAGCTACAACAGGAACAATTACTATGTTCTTTTTTACCCATTCAAATTTTGATAATTGATTCTTTTTTTTCACACTACCTTACCTTTATTTTCACCTTTTTTAATTACGTACTTTTGTGTGCCGTGTTTACCAGTTTCTACTTCTTTTTTTAAATCTTTTAGATAACTCATTTGTTTAGCTTCTTTGTTTATGTGAGCTATATAATCTAAAACTTTTTTAGTTACTCTTCCCGTTGCCATTGTATTTAAACTCTCTGTTTGCATCTTTTAATTTTTCAATATCAGTTAAAACTTTATCCATTTGTTTTCTTAAAAACTCAATGTTAACTTTATTTAAAGCCATATCTTCAATATGTTTGTTTAATTTGTCTGTCGACTTATAAAGATCCTCGATCATCATGTATTGCTCAGAATCGGCCGGTAATGAACCAAGTTGTCCACGAGGCCATTTAATTCTAAATTCTGTATTCTCCTCTAGGTCTTTCTCCATTAATTGAAGTCGAGTGTCTGCAACATTTAACCTTTCAACAATCTGGAAGTAGCCCATAGTGCCAAGAGCAACAATTACTATCAAACTAGCAACCGTCTTCATAGGCATCTGTACAGCTGCTTCTTCAGATATATTTAATGTCTTCTTACTCATTTTACTTTTTTGTTTTTTTGAATAATTTTAAAAAACTTTTGTATGCCCTATTAACAATACTTCCTATTTTGTTTACAAAATTATCTACTCCTCCAAAAAAATTACTTAAAAATTTATCCATCTTTTTTACCATCGTTTTCAAATGACATATCTTCTGCATGTTCCTTATAAGATTCATAAGTTCTTTTTTCATCCTTTATTTTCTCCATTTGATAAAACATCTTATCAGAATCCTCTGTAACCATGCTAGAGTCTTCCGCATCCCAATAAGTAGTTTGGACTTTATAGTCTGGCCAGCTGTTATCAGTAGTGTAACTAGTGCAATGCCACAAAATACGGTTGTTAGGCTGAGCAGCAAAGTTACCGTTATCAAGCTCCAAGATATGCGCACACTTATGTTCTTGAGGTATTTCAGAGTGTTCGGTATCGATGATGTTAACGTCCGGGTGAGCCCAGTCAATCGTGAATAAATACTTACCATGATAAAATTTTTTATCTAAACCTAAATATTTACCTTTTAAACCATCCAGCCAATCAAAACAAGTGACACTAGGCCAGTAACTAAAACAATTCCACAGTTCCAACTCGTGAACTGGCATATCGGGCACTTCGGCTCTATCAAACTGTTTTTGGAAAAATGCTGAGATAGGCAATCTCCAATAACACGCACCGTTTGGTAGCATGATATTAAATAGGATAGCCCTACCTGAAATACTGCTAATACTAAAGATAACACAGTCACTAGACTGTCCTTTATTTTCTTCCATGTCATAAAGATACTCCTTTCTTATTTTACAATATATTGGTGGTATGTTAGCATTAAGATAAGACATAGTCTAACATTTCCATCTTCTTCTCGCTTGTCTTAATCTTGAATTTGGATCTTTTGCAGCTTTAGGAAATTTTTTCATTTGTCCTAAACTTCTAGCACAAAAACTCTTTCTACGTTTGGCATCTTTTGACCCAGGTTTTACCTTACCAGTTACTGCAGTTTTTAATTTAGATCCGGGATTTAATCTTCTGTAAGCCTTAACCCCAGCTTTAGTCATTCCTGCACCTTTTTTTGTAGGTCTAAAATTTTTTTTATTTTTGGCTGGCATTCCGCCATTTTTAAAATTTAATAATTCTAAAGTATAACTATCCATTATTACGTGAAGGTAATTGTTACACCAGCAGTATTTGCTATCGTAGCGTGTATACCTGCTGGAAAAAAAATACCTGAACCAGGTAAATACATATCTAAGCCCTCTTCTCCAAAAAGATAAGTTGCTATTACTGTGCCGGTCGCACCGCCAGATCTAAAAATTATTGAACCATCAGTGGAGTTACCCTTAGCTTGTATGGATGTCAATCTAGCTCTTCTGCTAGTTGGAACCATTTGCTCTGTACCAGTCGAATGTTTTACCGACTGATCTGATGTAAAACTTCCTCCACCCGACATTTACTATCCTGGGTTAGATGTTGTTAACTGTGGTGCATTATACTTATCAGTTAATAATGTATAAGCAGCAATATTTGTTTTTGTTTTACAAAAAATTCCTGCAGGAAATAAAATTCCATCTTCAGGAAAGTTAAAATTAATAACGTCTCCAGTAGGAACGTCTGCTTGAAATAATGTAGTTCCAGAATTTGATGTAGTAGTGAGTTCAAGAACTCCTGCTCCACCACCATCTGAAGCTATTATAATTCCTTTTAATCTCACTGGCGGAGCTATAACTGCAGAAGCTCCTGCAGCAGCATCTGATCTAGTAGCTTGTATATCGGCTTTTACTGCCATAAATTCTCCTATTTAGTTGTGGCTCCCGAAGGAGCCACTAATTATTTATTACTGTGCATCAAAAGGTGTTGCAATTGTTCCGTTACCAAGT